CAGGCGATGGGATCATTACGCTCATCCATCTTACGCATCGCGTCGAATGACTTGTTACAGTCGTTACATCTGTATTGGTAGAAAGGCATATCAGTGTGTCTCTGACCAGTTAGAACCTACAGAATACTCCCCATCTAACGCACAACGCAAGTGGAAATGATCACCTGCTTTCTGAATTGCTTTGACAGCGAGCTTACCGAACTCGTCAGCACGTGCTTCTTCTACTTCTGTTTGGAACTCGTCGTGTATGTTACCAACAAACTTGTACTTGATACCTACTTGCTTAGCATCATCATCAAGAATAGTTAGTGCTTGCTTCATCACGATAGCACCGGCAGATTGTAGCAGAGTATTTAGTGCAGCGTGTGCTGACCTTATCCAAAGATGTCTGCCGTCGAGTCCGCGTAAGTATCCTCTTGCTGCTGCTGTTGAGACTCGTTCTCGCAACACTGCCAAGCTCGGAGTATTTCTAAGGAATCGCTGCTTAAGTTTCTTTCCATCATTTGCAGTGCCCCCAACAACCGTTCCAATCTTCGCGTCTCCTGCTCCGTATAGGAATGCGTAGATGAAAGTCTTGGCTTGATCTCTTGTATCCAATCGAGCAGCCCGTTGGTTTGCTGTGTGAATGTCTCCATTAAGTAATTCATGTGTGTACTTCCCATCGTTCATGTAGTGTGCAAGCATACGTAGCTCTAAGCCACTAGCATCACAACCTACTAGTTTGTAGCCAGAAGCTACAGTAAAGATTGATCTAAACTCTTTACCGTAAGGTGAGTAACCTGCCGGGATCTGAGCTAGATTAGGATTGCTGTGTGTCATACGTCCAGTAACAGCACCATTAGTATTAACGTAGCCATGCACACGTCCGTCTGCTTCTACTTTCTTAATGATGTTATCTAACATAGCCTCACGCTTCTGGACTAAGAAGTACTCAGCAATGAGAGAGCATTCAGGAATACCTTCAACACTACCGAGTACTGTCTCGTCAACGATTACTGAGCCTTTGTCGGTGTACTTGGTTGGCTTCCAACCGAGACCGATGAGTCGCTCTGCAATTTGTTTTCTTGATCCGAGATTGAACTCTTCCCATCGGATGCGACTAAAGTCACCGCCCACAATGTCAGACCAACCACTAAGCCAAGTGAGATTGCGACTATTAATGTCGCCGTTCTTTTTGTAGACAAGATTTATCTCCTTATCAAACTTCGGTACGGGAATAAATGTAGTCCGAACTTCATCTTCAATCTCTTGACGACGTTGTTGCAGTCTAGCGAGTAACAGGTGGGCATCCCGTTCGTTAACTACCCATCCGTTTTCTTGTTGCGTTTGGATGATCTCCGCGACTCTATGCTCAAGAGCAATCGCTTGATCTGAAAATCCAGAACTTTCATTCTGCAATACACGATACACTTGTGCGGTAACATCAGTGTCGCGCTTACAATACTCCACCATTTCTGGAGTAAGTCTTGACCAGTCATCATAATCTCCTTTGGGAAACCCCAGTGTCTCACCCCACTGTTTAAGTGAGTGACCACCTTCACGTGATGGGTTACATAAGCGAGATAGAACTAAAGTATCTACTACCTCACCTGTATGCTCGTAACCCCATAGTCTTTTTAGAACAGGTAAATCGAAACCAATCCCGTTATGAAGGATAAGCTTGCTATCTCTAACCAGAGAAGAGAAAGCAGTAGCATCGTCTTTGTAGAACTCATAGTGTTTACCATCAGCTAAGTCTTTAACGATAGCGACATGGATAACCGTTGGGTTAAGTCCATCTGCTTCTAAATCAACAACCAACGTCCTCACTTGCTAACTCCTCAATTGGTTTTAGATCTTTGATCAACATGCTGTACGTGTCTGACTTGTACACAAAGCTTGAGCCTTCACGCTTAGTACCTTTCTTATTGAACATAGCCTTCTCGAAGAACTCTTGCTTAGGCATGTAACCGAGTACCCAACCCTTCTCGTACGTGCCGGATACTACACGAACAAACACGTACATGTCAGTATCTTGTCGTGTGTTAATACCAGAAACATTACACTCATAATCTTCCTTCGGTGTTACGGAAGTACGTGTTGTCTTCACGTCTACCTTAGTACCATCTGGCAGTACAATGTCGTACTCGTACGTGTTGTCGATCTCACCACCGATGATGTCGTGTACTAAGAACTCACCAATGAATCCTGCAACGTTACCTTCACCACCAGTGATTGAGTTACGTAGCTTACCCATCTCACGTGCCTTCTCAATACTGTTTAGTATTGTCTTATCTTTTACTTGTACTTCTTGCATTAGAATTCATCCTCATCAGTGTCATTAATCTCAGTGTGTGGATCGTCAGTCTCGTACATGCGACCAGTAGTCTTATCATACTTTAAGTAGCAAGCAATACCAGTCTCACCAACGTAACGATTCTTCAACACACGTAGCTTAGAGATAGCACGTACCTCTTCATCTTCGTGCTGTTGATCACGCTCCAAACTAAACACCATGTCAGATAGCTGAGCGATAGAGTGTGAGCCACGTAGTTGTGACAGTGATACTTCTGCACCCTGCTCGTGACCACGATCACCAGAGGGACGACGCAAGTGAGAGATCAAGAACATACCAACACCAGTCTCGTGAACCAGTGTGCGTAGCTTAGTCATGAGTCTATCGATAAGCTGCCGCTCATTGTCACCTTCCATACCAGAGACAACGATTGATAGGTGGTCAATGATCACCCACTTAACGTCGTAAGCTTTAACCATGAAGCGTACCTTATTGATTAAGTTATCTTCATTAGTTGAACCGAAGTGATCGTGTAAGAACACACGCCCACTACCAAGTGTGCGTTTGAAGAAGTCAAACTTCTGCTCGGGTGTTACGTCCTTACACTCATCCGGTACGTACAAGCGACGGTTAGCTTCGATAGACATAAGACCGAGACCAGTACGCTTAGCATCTTCTTCGTAGTGTAGTAAGCCAATGTTATCTTCTGTTGCTTGCAGCATGTGGTACTCAAGCTCTTTAACAAACGTTGACTTACCCATACCAGAACCAGAAGTAATGGTAACTAATTCATTCTCACGGAAGCCGTAAGTAAATTTGTTTAGTCCTTCATAAGGATACGGTACGCTAACACGCTCATCTTCTTTAGAGATAACGTCCCACATATCAGCACCAACAAGAATACCTTCTGGTGTGAATGTCTTAGCAGCCCACCACTCATTCATGAATGCTTCACGCTTGTTGTTCTTCAAGTACTCGTTAGCATCTTTGTACGTAGCGAAGGTACAGATCTTAGCTTTGTTGGGTGCAAACAATTCAGCTACTTTCTTAGCTGCATCTTGACCCGGCTTGTCATTATCAAAAGCAATGATAACTGTGTCGAAGGTATCGAAGTAAGCTAGATTCTTTTTAACATCACCTACTGCTGATGCCGCACCATTGATAACACTTACTACTGGATACTTACTACCGAGTAATTCGTACGCTGCCATCGCATCGCACTCACCTTCAGTGATGGTGATGAACTTACCACGTTGGAATTTATTCTGACCGAACAGCTCAGTGTTGCGAATGTTACCTTCAGCAAAGAAAGACTTCTCTTGTACGTTACGAATCTTCTTAGCGACTAACGATCCATCTTTATAGTACGCGTAGAAGTGTTGGGCTACAGTGCCATCTGGATTGTATCGAACTTGTGTACCGTACAAGCGAGCGGTAGCTTCTGAGATCTTACGATCTGGTAGAGGTCCAAACATACCATCCATATTGATTCCTTTTGTTGGTTTAGTTACCGGTGCTGTGTTGATAGGCACGATGTTGTCGCCTCCAGTTGGTGAGAATTTCCCACAAGAAAAACATTTAGTACTGCCATCTTGATTGATAGCGAGTGCGTCTGATGAGCCACAGTCAGGACATGGTTGTCCAGTCTTGGCGAAATTAGATTGGTTGTGGTCCTGCATTATTCTTCTTCTCCCGAGTACTGCCAGTACTTACCATTAACAATGTCACGCCAGTGCTGTGGCGAGATCTCGAACTTAGGTGCCATGTTCTCTGGAGCGAGAGCACGGAAGTCCTTACGTAATTGAATACGCTTAGCTTCATTGTCTAAGATCAATTGCTTTGTCTTCTCTGACATACGTGGACGATGCTTACCGTTGACCACGTCGTAGTAGAAGTCGTGGTTTCTTTTACCGATAGATTCGGCAAAGGCTTGGGGAGAGTGCAGATGCAGAGTGCGTCGTGCTTTGAGATATTCTTTATGAACTGCGAAGATAGTTGAGATGTCATCTTCGGTGAGTTTACTGTTCCAATGTCTGGAACCATTACGCTTAGTAATCATGTTGTTACCTACATTAGTGGGTTAAAAAAGAGCAGTTTTAAATCGTGCTCAGGATAAGAGGAGGACTAGCAGTTTCACTTCATGCTAAGGAAGTCAGCTTAGGAGGCTAGAACTCTTCAGTACCACCTTCAGTAGCGTCGAACTCATCAACGCCTACTGTTGAACCACCACCTGCGTACGGTACGTGCTCAATAACTTGGATAGCTTTGAGCTGCTTACCGAGACCGTGCATTGGGGTAGCTTGGTGCTCGTAAGTGAAGAAAGATACGTTGACTTTAGAGCCGTTACCAATCTCACCATTAGACCACGGGCGTTTCGCCGCATCTACGATCTGTGGTGGTTGATTCTCAGCACCTTTAGCAGTCTTCTCTTTCAACAAGAACTTGAAAGTGTTTGAATCTTTGTAAGGCTTGATATTAGCAGCGAGCAATCGTGCCTTCTCTTCATCACTTACTTCAAGATCAATTGACCAGTAGTTGTATTCACGATACTGATCGTTAGTTACCATCTGGTGAGGCAATACTTTTGCCCAGTTAGCTGTACCAGTTGCAATCATGGAAAGTCTCCTTAAGTTAGATTGTCTGTGTAGCTTAGTTGCTACGTTGTGAAAGTTACAATGAAAGTTTTTAATGAGGTCATAAGAAAAACTTATGACTCGTCTGTAGATCTGTACTGATCTAACATAAATAGTTTACTATAGATTTCCTCCTGTTTCAACGTTCTTGCTTCAAGTAAGATTGATAATCCAATCCATGCATTCATCGTCTTGTCTTGAGACCAATCCTTTTCGTACGCCATTTCTGACAGTAGCACTATGTCGTCTTGCGTCATAGCTACATTCATCATGGCTTGCTCAAGATCAAAGCGATCAACACCCCATTTATTTTTGTTGTTTGTGTCTACCATACCAGTACCCAATACATATTAATTAAACATCCTTAACGAACACACCATCAACCATACGTCCTTTACGATCTTTGATATCCCCATACGCTCTCGATAGACACTGCTTCATCGACAAGCCATTACGCTCAGCAATATTAATTAGCACCACCATCATGTCACCAATGTCATCAGACACGTCACGACTCCGAGCAATGTTACCGGCTAACTCACCTGCCTCTTCGATTAGCTTGACGTACTGTGCTTGATCAGTACTACCATCAATCAGGTTACGGTCATAGTGCCAACGGGCTATGCTCTCTACTAGCATATCCATATTGACGTTGTGGTAAACAGCATTATGCATCATCTTATTTTATCTCCAGATAATTTTTAAGGTTTAACTCTTGACAGATCTAACGATTCATCTGTAAACTGATCGTAAGGGGTACGTAAGAATCACTATAGAATATATAATTATTATTATTATTCTTATTATTATTATTCTTTAATACTCTATTATTATTCTTCATACTCAATCATATTCTCT